AGATTTCTGATGAAGCCAAATTTACGGTTGCAGAACTCATTGACTTTGGAAACTACCTGTTGTCCGACAAGAGAAAGCAAACTATTGAGAGTGCAGAAAACCTCAACGTGGTTGGCGATTGGGACGTTCAGAATTGGATAGACACCCCACGAGATATTGAGTAGAACTAATAACGGAGGGTGGCACGTCCGCCCTCCATAACAAACAAACTGTAATACAATGAGAACTATCAAATTCAGAGGTAAGGACATCGAAACAGGCGAATGGATATATGGACACTTCTTTCAAAGATTGGGACATTATCCTGCAATCGTTGAGCCAAGACCTCGTGACGGAAAGGTTATGTACTACGAAATAGCCGTAGAAGATATTACCGTAGGTCAATTCACAGGACTAATGGATAAGAACGGCAATGAAATCTACGAGGGGGACATATATCGCTACGATAACCCAGATAGCATCAACGAGGTGAGTTATTGCGCAGGTGGTGGATTTGCAGGCTTTGACCTTACTCCTGCAATACACAATGAAAATAGACTATTGGATGTCGAGGTTATCGGCAATATCCACGACAACCCCGAATTACTGAAAGGAGGCAACGATGAGAACTATCAAATTCAGAGGTAAGGACATCGAAACAGGCGAATGGATATATGGACACTTCTTTCAAAGATTGGGACATTATCCTGCAATCGTTGAGCCAAGACCTCGTGACGGAAAGGTTATGTACTACGAAATAGCCGTAGAAGATATTACCGTAGGTCAATTCACAGGACTAATGGATAAGAACGGCAATGAAATCTACGAGGGGGACATATATCGCTACGATAACCCAGATAGCATCAACGAGGTGAGTTATTGCGCAGGTGGTGGATTTGCAGGCTTTGACCTTACTCCTGCAATACACAATGAAAATAGACTATTGGATGTCGAGGTTATCGGCAATATCCACGACAACCCCGAATTACTGAAAGGAGGCAACGATGAGAACGATTAAATTTCGAGGTCGTGATTTTGCAGGGCTGTGGCATCACGGAGACCTCATTCACGATGATGAATATTTGCTAATTCGGTTTGGTGGCTGTGCAAACGCATACATAGAAAACGAGACTATGGGGCAGTTCACAGGGATAACCGACAAGAACGGCAAGGATATTTACGAGGGTGATGTCATAGGTTGCCATAATCCAAGTATCAAGCACTTGATATTCTATAATGAAAAGCAAGGTAGGTTTATGGCTGCTCTCAATGGCGATATTGAAAACGATTTTGTAGGTGTATGCGGTCTTGATGATAGCCGTTGGACAGGCTCGAAAAAGGTCATTGGGAATGTTTACGATAACCCCGAATTGTTAAAAGAAGAATTGTACTAAAATTATGGGAACAAAGACTTTCAAAATAAAAACCTGTATGCGTGGATTTAAGAAATGGATGGATGCACACCCACGCAAAAATTTAAGAGGTTATTTCTCGGTCAATGGTCGTGATATGACTGATGCCGAAGTAAGGCGTGTCGTTTTATACGCAGTTGAAAAAGGATATGAGACCGAAGCAGATATACCAAGTGAGGAACTTGCTCAATTACTTCAGAAAGGAGGTGAATAATGTTTTATATTCTTTTCCCTTTAACAATTTTCTCTTTTTTAATTCTGCTATACTGCAATGCTAATGCAATGGTTAAGTATGACTATTATATATCATTCAAGAATGATTACAAGAAATCGAGCAGTATGCGTGATGAGAAGTATATGCGATATTACAGGATGTGTTACAGAATAGCGAAAAGACGACTTCGCATTTCCATTCTGTCCTGTACTATACTAACAATATGGTTGCTGTTATGGGGAATAATGACTTAACCAAGATGTATCAAGCGTTCCGAAAGTGGCGAGAAGAACACCCGGATAGCATCTACATCATCTTCGATACACGTCTAACGTATTGGGGACATCCGCTCAACCGCTACATCGTTACGAAAGGTGTTGAGTTGTACCGCTTCTTCGGTGATGTTGTCGTCAGTACCATAAGCGGAACGCATCAACTCCACCAACCAATAACCTGTGCATCCCAAAAGGAAGCAACGGAACTTTGCCAACGGCTCAATGCAAAGTACGTCCACGATAATGAGCCAATAACATTTGCCAACTACCCATCGTGGCAAGAGGCTTATAATAAGTATTATCAATAAATTCAGAACGGTTATGAAATCACTTACTTGGGCTATGCTCAAAGAGAAAATAGAACAGATGAATGAGCAGGAACAACAGGAACCTGTTCGTGCTTGGGGCGAAGAAATATCACTCAAAAGCGAAATTACTTTGGATAGAACAAATGAAAATATGTACTACAATGATGATTTTGACGGAGTGTGTTATCCCGAAAGCGAGTTAGACGATTACAAGCCCGAAGAATGTACACTCGTGGCTAAAACAGGAACATATTATTTAGATATAGACTGATTATGAAGAAACGTATCGCAAAAAAGATATACCGCCGTGTGTATAGGTCGATGATGGCGAGTTTTGAAAGTTTTGCTTTCTACCACATAAAGCAATGTGGAAATACTTGGAGTGTTACAATTCGCCCATCAACAGCCCCATACAGCAGAGCGCAATATATAAAAGCCTGTAATGTATTGAAAAAAGCATATAGGATTTGGAAACTTGGTGCGCAAGGAACTACACGTGCTCGCCGATGCTATAACAAAAGATATTACTTCTGATTATGAAAAAGAAAATCATCATAACCCTATCACGTGTGTTCCCGGTAACACACAGCCGCCGAGGTGAGCCGACAGGCTTTACAAGCAAACTCGCTTCGGGAGAGAAGAAACACACAATCCGCAGGAACTACGACCTGTGGAAAGTCAATGCCGAGAAAATGGAACGAGGTAAATTCTACCTCTCCATACGTCAATGGTCGGGCAAACCCTACAACTCGCCACAGGTGGAGATAGCACAGCGACACAACCCAATCGGCGTTCAGTCTGTGGAACTCTACTACCACGCCGACAACGACACCATAACAGCCAAGATTGACGGTCGTGAAGGCTCGATGCAGATTGCTACACATTGGCAAAGAATGACGGACTTTCTGTGCAGGATTTCAAAGAATGGTTTTTCGGCAAAGACCCAAAGGAGGACAAAGTTTTCAAAGGAGGTATAATCCATTTTACAGATTTCAGATACTGATATGAGCATCGCACAAGATATGATAGACGGCTTTTGTTGCCAATTATGCGGAGTATATTTCGAGGAAGAACACGGATACCCTGTATTATGCGAAGATTGCTACAATAGCCTAACAGATAAGGAAAAAGAAGATTATCAATTAGCAACATATCCCGAGTTATGAAACTACTATACATAGACCTATTTTGCGGAGCCGGGGGAACTTCCTCCGGCGTAAACTCCGCTCGCCTCGATGATAAGCAGTGCGCAACCGTTATCGCCTGTGTCAATCACGACAAGAACGCCATTGCCTCGCACGCTGCCAATCACCCAGAGGCAATGCACTTCACCGAGGATATACGAACATTGGAACTCTCGCCATTGCTCACGCATCTGCAAAGTTGCCGCCGTCAGTACCCCGATGCGTTGGTAGTGCTGTGGGCATCGTTGGAGTGTACCAATTTCAGCAAGGCAAAAGGCGGTATGCCTCGTGATGCAGATAGTCGCACACTCGCTGAACACCTGTTCCGTTACATCGAAGCAATCAACCCCGACTACATTCAGATTGAGAATGTAGAGGAATTTATGTCGTGGGGCGATGTGGACGAAAACGGAAAGCCTGTATCAATGGATAAGGGCAAGAGTTACACACGTTGGGTGCGCAACGTCAAGAAGTACGGCTACAACTTTGATTACCGCATACTCAATGCTGCCGATTACGGTGCGTACACCTCACGCAAACGCTTCTTTGGTATCTTCGGCAAGAAAGGTTTACCAATCACATTCCCCGAAGCCACACACAGCAAGGAGGGTACATCTTCATTGTTCGGGACATTGGAAAAATGGCGACCTGTGCGTGAGTGCCTGGACTTCGATGATGAGGGCGATAGCATCTTCGGGCGCAAAAAGCCACTCGTTGAGGCTACATTGGAACGTATCTACGCAGGGCTGATAAAGTTTGTTGCCGAGGGCAAAGAAGCCTTTATCGTCAAATACAATTCAGTCAATAAGAGAACAGGCAAACACATACCTCCGTCCATTGATGAGCCTTGCCCAACTGTCGCCACGCAAAACCGCCTCGGTTTGGCAAAGGTACAGTTCCTGTCCAAGCAGTTCAGCGGCGACCCAATGAGCAAAAATGTATCGGTCGAAGCACCTGCTGGAGCAATCACCTGCAAAGACCACCACGCATTTATATCGGTCCACTATGGTAATGGCTCTAATCGTTCTTGCGAACAGCCTGCTCCTACATTGACAACAAAGGATAAGATTTCTTTGGTAACCGTCAAGAGGTTTCTTCTCAATCCTCAATACAAGTCAAAGGGCAGTTCCATAGATAAGCCCTGCTTCACGCTCATTGCCCGAATGGATAAGATGCCGCCTTACCTCGTGGAAGCCTCAACACAGAGCAACGAGTTACCCGACTTTATTGTTCCTACCGAAGAAGGTTACAAATACTGCATCTACGATACCGACACTCCTATGATGGTAAAGATTAAGGAGTTTATGGCTCTGTATGGCATTGTGGAAATTACAATGCGTATGCTCAAAATTCCCGAACTCAAAAAGATTATGGGCTTTCCCGAGGATTATGTGTTGGTAGGAACACAGGCGGAGCAAAAGAAGTATATCGGCAATGCCGTAGAGGTTACCATCGCTCGCCGTTGGTGTGAGGCTCTATGTGCCAAACTCAAAGAACACTTTAAGAACGCTGCTTGATATGGACGCAAAAACATTCTTCCAAAAGGTTGCCCTTATGCGTAAGGCTCAAAAGGAGTATTTCAAAACTCGCAACCAAACCGCCCTGCGTAACAGCAAGGCTCTCGAAACCGAGATTGACAAAGAGATTGAGCGTGTGAATAACATCATCGGAACACCTCAACAACCGAAACAGACCAATTTGTTTAACGATTAAATAACATTATTATGCACTCAACAGTATTGACAGAAATCATTGCATTTCTTCTCGGACGTAAGTATTACGCCAACATCATCGCCACCAAAGGCGTAGCCAAACAGGAAATTTGCTCGTACATCTTCGCCACTCGTGAAGCTGCCGAAAACCACCGCAGGGAAATTGAAACAACACTGTCGTTCCGCTTCGTTGAAACGGTGTCGTTCCGGTCCCGTAAGGTAAGTGTAGAAATGGCAGTAAAAAGTTAAACTGCCTGTATTTCGTTCATCATTTATCTTTGGGCTATGATATTCAAGAAAGTAAAAAAATGGTGGCAGTCGCTTCGGTACTACGTCATTGCCGACCCTGCCGATAACTCTGTTACACTCTCAAAGGCGTTGTTCAATCACATCAAGGACAACGCCCACGAGGGCGATGAGGCTCGTGTATTCGTGTTCAAGGTAGAGCAGAGTTTTGGATTTATGACCAATCCCGGTATAGAGCAACCAACACAGATGTGCGATATTCAGTACAACGACAAATATCAATGCATCGGATTTGAAACGCTCTGTCCGTCTGTCGGTCATATCCTCTATAACTACGGACTGAATGCCACACAACGTGTCAAATTGTCAGTCTCTGTCTGCCGCACGGCACAAGGTAAGTTATATTATCAATTCGACCGACCCGATGCAAAGCATATTAGGAAATACACGCAAGGCTGATATTACCTTTCATCGTGGGGGACGTATCAACATATCCGCTCGTGTGTCAAAGTCGCTTGGCTTGGCACACGGCGATGTTGTTGATATAATGGAGGGAACAGGCGAAACCTATTTGTACGTCAAGCATCGTGCGCCTGTTGTCGGCAAGCACGAGGGTATGGTGTTCCGCTCCAACAAGAACGGACACCATTGCGTAGCCTCATCAATCACTCTTTGCCGTTACATTATGTCAAGGTGCGGAGGTGGCGACAAGGTGCGTTTGTGCTGCGGCACTCCTGTCGAGTTACAGCACTACGGAACAGCATTACCAATCATCATTAAGTATATATTATGATTAAGGAGATTAAATACAACGGATATTCAGCCAATCCCTCGGACTATGAATGTGCCGATGGCGACTTGGCTACCACAATGGGGTTGATACAGGAGGACGGCACAATGAAACCTGTGCTGCCGCCGTCATTAGTTCTGCAACTCGAAAGCGGAGCTGCTGTCAAGTATATACACGAAACAGCCAATTTTAGGCATTACATCATTCTCAAAACAAACGGCTCACTGCAATGGTGGGACGGAGAGGAGACAAACACACCTGCATCGCTACGCACGTTTACAACGACTATCTATCAAGTAACGGCAGTGGGCAATACACTTATCGTTCTTGCTTCTGACGGTATGCACTATTTCCTATGGAAAGGAACTTCCGAGGGATATTTGTATTTGGGTACAGAAATACCAGAGTGTCCCTTGTCTTTCGGCTTGCAGGGAGAAATGGTACGAACGGACGAATTTGAGATTTCTTTTGATAGTATTAGCGAGGGCAGTATATGGAATGAGTTTACCGATGCAAACAAGACAAAGGTTACAAGCCAAGTGTTGGCCAAGGTAAACAAATTCATTGCGGACAACTCCACCAATAAGGGGAAGTTCATCTATCCATTCCTATTGCGTTACGCCTATCGCTTGTATGACGGCTCATTGACCAAGCATTCTGCCCCTATCTTGATGATTGCTTCCTCCGACCTTGCTCCGCAGGTTTTTTGGACTCATATCACAGGTAAAGGCTCGTACACAAATGCAAAGTTGCAAGTTGTAGGAATGTTGCATAAGGTCGATTTCGCCGCAGTCAATCAGTATTCTTTGACAAACATTCAGAATTGGAAAGACATTGTACGCTCGGTTGATATATTCATATCCAAACCAATATACACCTACGACCAAAACGGCGAGTGTACAGGGTTTAAGAACGTGGATAATAGCGATTGTTACTGTGTATGCAAACATACTAATCAAGCAGCAAGCACAACGACATATCCATTGCGTTATCAGTTCAACAAGTTCAGCAAGTTGTATGCCTTTACATACAATCCAAGCACCTTTACATATCCATCGGGACGTTTGATGCTCCCTCGCCGTAGTGTCGATGATGTGAAAAGCGACATCAAGAACTGTTCGCAGTTCTACTTCCTCGAAAGTATTAAGATTGAACAGCTCTCAATGGAGCGCAAATTGATTACGGTTGAGGAGGATTATTTGCAGTCGCTCGTTACTCGTGAGGTTATGACCGATGACTACGACAGCCACGATAAAATCATACCGCAGTATTCATTTCCATACAACAGCCGTTTGAACGTGGCAAACTTGAAAAAAGTACTGTTCAGAGGTCATAATGCCTATTCGCTATTCAATCACAGCGATGGATATGTTGCGAATTGGTCTGATGCTACACCTACTATGATGGATATTAGAGTCAGTGTTGGCGTTTATGTGTTCATCAAGCAAGACGGTAAAGATATTGTCGTCAGAAGTGAATACGGTCAATTTGGATATAATATGCCGTTGCTGTTCTTCTATTACCCGAATGCCAATGCGTATAAGGCTATCATTGAACGTAACAACTATTTCAGTGATATACCATTGGAGAAACACGATTTCTTGAATGGTGCATTCTATTTCGGTGGTTGGGACGATGTCAGCACAGAAGCAACGAGTATCCCCTCTGTGTCGAGTGATGTAGAAAGAACGATTGAAGTTACCAACAAAATCTACACCTCCGAGGTAAACAACCCGTTCTATTTCCCGGTACTCGGCATCAACACCGTAGGAACAGGAAACATTCTCGGCATTTGTGCTGCCGCAAAAGCATTGTCCGAGGGTCAGTTCGGACAGTTCCCACTCTATGCGTTCACCTCGGAGGGAGTGTGGGCGTTGGAGGTATCAGCCACAGGAACGTACTCCGCAAAGCAACCTATCACACGTGATGTCGTTATCAATCCCGATAGCATCACACAGATAGATAGTGCCGTGCTGTTTGCCACCGACAGGGGCATTATGCACATCAGCGGCTCAACAGTACAATGTATATCCGACCGCCTCAACACGGAGGAACTGTTCAGCATTGCCGACCTGCCGAAGTGCGACAAACTAATCAACATCTTCAATGGGAAAGCCGATGAAAGCGAACAGGTAACCCTTGCCGATATAACCCTGCTGCCGTTCAATGAGTTTCTGCAAGGCTGCCGAATGGTGTACGACTACACCAATCAGCACCTCATCGTTTATAACCCTGCGGTCCGATATGCCTACGTCTATTCATTGAAGTCTCAAACGTGGGGTATGATGCGTTCCGACATAGTGGATAACGTCAATTCCTATCCCGAAGCCCTTGCAATGGCTGACGGTGCAAAACTCGTGGATTTCTCAAAGCCTGTGGCAGAGAACATCACAGCACTCATCATCACACGACCGTTCAAGATTGACGACCCCAATATGTTCAAGACAATCAACACCATTATTCAGCGTGGTATGTTCCGTTCTACACACGTTCAGCAGGTGCTGTATGGCTCCAACGACCTCATACATTGGCATACCGTATGGAGCAGCGTAGATAAGATTATGCGAGGTTTCAGAGGTACACCGTACAAGGCGTTCCGTCTTGCCCTTGTATGCAAGTTCGATAGGGGCGAAAGCATATACGGTTGCACAGTAGTATATGAGCCACGTATGACAAACCAAGTACGATGATTTTGTTTCTCATAGTTAGATTTAAGGTTAATAATGAAGAGAGCCGGGATGCGTGATGCACCTCGGCTCTTGTTTCTTAAAACGGCTTACATTTGCGCCTTACCTTGCCTGTTCTCGACACAAGCGATGTTCTTATCTTGCTTCGCAGGCTCTCGAATTTCCTCTCCCAATTGGCTTCACTGTTCGGATTGGTAATGCTCATCCAATCGGCAAGCACCCTACAAACAAGGTATTCGTGTATCAGATTTTGCAGCAATCTTACGGTAGTGAGCGAAAAGCCTACGGGCAAGTTCAGTACGATGTGGTATTCCTCGGGGGCTGTCAATACATCGTTTAGTGCCTCCTGTCCGTCTGCTATCTCCTCTTTGGTGTAGGGGAACAGCATTTCCACACATTCAGCGTGAGCAAGGTTAAGCACCCTTGTAACACGGTCTATGTTGCCTTTCTCCGCTATGTCGAACACCTGATGCCGTGCGTGTTCATCGTCTGCTTTCATTATGTCGCCCTCAACAAACGAGTAGTTCGCTGCATCATATAACAGTTCCGAGCGTTTGAATGTCAGCGTTACAGGCTTTGTCTGCTGCTGACTGTTACAACAAGGATACATTAGTATGTCGGGCGTTCGGGGCGACTGCGTTTATACAATGCACGCTTCACATTCTCCAAACTCACAGCCGAGTGCGAAATGTAGGTGTCTGCATCCTCTTTGTTGGTGATAGCAAACCAATCGCCCAGAGCCATATCTACCAAGTATGCGTGAATGCCGTTGCCAAGACTGTCTGCCGATGCGTTGTTGTAGTTGCTTGGCAAGTCGAACGCCATAGTCAGCGTGCCGTCATTGTCAATCTCCGTGTTGATGAGATTGTCGCTTGTAGTCTTATCCTCCGACAGATACTCTCCGAGCAGGCTTTTCAGTGCCGAGAAAGCATTTGCCAACGAACGGCGTATCTGATAGGAGTTCTCCACATCATCGCTCGCCTGCATATTAGATGCAGCCTCATAACTCTTTTTACCCTCAGCCTCACGTGCCTGTCCGGTCAAGTATGCTTTGTTCTGAATGTCAAAGATAAGTTCCTTAACCCTTTGGGTAACTGTGATTGTCTTTTTGTTCTCTGCCATATCTATAAAAATTAAGTGAGTAAATAAATTAGTCGTATGTCGGGCGTGTCGGCTTCTTCTTGAAGAATGCCTTACGCATTATGTCCTCAATGTATGTTGCAGCCTCCGTAGCATACCCGGTCGCCTCGCTCTTGTTGGCAAAAGTGTACCATTTGGCGGTAATGTTCATCACAAAGAACGAAAACAGACTACGCTGCATACTCTCTGTTAGGCTCTCATCAAAGGCGGTAGATAGTCCCAATGTCAATGAATACTCGCCCTCTGCCTCCACCTCCGAAACAAGCACCTTTTTCAGCGAATTGCAAATCATATTCTTACACTCGTTCCAAAAGCGTTCAAGCATCGCTTTGTCCTCATCGGTGGTCGAGATTACTTCGTATGCGTGTTCATCGTCCATCTTTGCACCTGTGTATTCGGTGGTCTTCGCCACTTCATCATACACAGTCTCTTTGTTCACTTTCAATGTTATCTCCATACTCAAAAACTAAATAGGTTATACGACACACCTATACCCACGTATGGGGCAAACTGCGGCGTGCCTTTCAATGTCATTCCATATCCCACCTGTATGCCAATGCTCCACCGCTTCGGCTTTTGGTAATGGGTGTTCGTTATGGTTGTTACCTCTCGTGGCATTCGGAATATCAAGCTGTCGAGGCTCGCACGGTAACCGCTGACGTACGCCGTATAGGTGCTGTCCTCATATACGGTCTGCGTTATGGGAACAACTACATCGGCACTATCGGGAGTAACCTTTTCGCCCATATCCTCGAAATGGTCATCGGGAACGCTTTTACCGAAATTCTGTACACTATCCTGCAAGTTTTTGCCGCTTTCGGGAAATTTTTGCACGTTTTCGGGCAATTTGGGAACGCTTACAGGCAATTTCGCAGTAATGTTCCCCAATGGCTTTTCCTCTTTCGGAATAGGCTTGTAATATGGAATAGTGTCCACAAATGTAGTCCTTATGGTGTCTCTGTATGGCTCTTGCTCTCTCATTGTGTAATGATGCACATTGAGGCATAGCGAAGCGACAAACACCGCCAAGAACAGCAACAGTGCTATGTTCTTAACCTTTTCCATACTTATAGTCCCAATTTGTCAATGCGGCAACGTGCGTTCTGATGATAGCCTCACGTCCCTCCTCCGATGTGAGGTAGGCAAGGTCTTGCTCATTGTCCATAAAGAAATTTTCAGTCAGCACAGCAGGGCACTTCGTCTTGCGCAGCACATAGAAACCCTCCTCCCAATCGGGGTCGCCGTCCGAAAACTCTTTGCGTAGTGTCTGCCCGGCAAAGTTCTTTGCGGCTTCCACATACAGCATAGTGGCAAGTTCATCGCTCTTGGTCTTGCCTTTGCTTGTATAGGCACTCCAACCACGAGCCTTGCCCCATTCGCTGTTTTTCGATGCGTTGCAGTGAATGGAAACAAGCACAACGTTCTCTGCGCCCAAACGTCCGCAAATCTCGTTCACTCGCCTTGCACGTTCTTCAAGGGAAATATCTTCCGTCTCGGTTACGATACGCTCTGCATCTAAACCCAAGAACTTCAATTCGCCCTCAATGGCTTCGGCAATCTCACGTGCATAGAGGTACTCCCTAAACTTTCCGTCCGGGCTTCTCTTGCCTGGTGTATTCTTGCCGTGTCCGTTGTCAATAAGTATCTTCATATCCTAATCGGTTAATCGGTGGTAGAAATCAAGTCGTATCTTTGAATAGACAGCCTCCACGTTGGTAAAGGCTCTTGCATTATTCTGTGTCTCGGCATATACCTCACTCTCTACAATCTCTGCAACCCAATCAATCCATTCGGGGGCAGTGTACTGTGTCAAGGTCTTGCCTCTGTATCGGTGGTTGTCAAAGCGGCTGTTCCTGTCCTCGTGCAAGTTGCAGAGCAATGTCCGTATCTTCGCTTTGGTTGCTTCCTTGTTAATGATGTTGTTTTCCTCACGCACTTTTTTGATGATGCGGCACACACGCTCCACAGCCAAGTCAAAACACGTGTTCGATATGTTCTTAATCTGCAACAGCGTGGCAGGTCGCATACCGTCTGCAATGTCATTCAGTAACTCATTCTGTGCGTCAGTCTTTTTCAGCAACTCGTTCATCACTTTGGCATTGTTCTTCATCGTGTTGTCAATGATGCTCTTGAACCATTTGAAAATGGCTACCCACATCAACAGCGAAAGGACAATGAAAGCTGCGCAAATCACAATCATAATCCCGAAGTTGCTGATACCCTCCGCAATCTCCGTTACACCCTGTACCTCATTCATAGCACGCCAATGATTAGTCGAGTTACACGCCCAAGAACTGCACCGCCTACGGTCAGCCCGAAGTCAATCCAATCCCATTTGCCGCCTGTCGCCTTGTCCTTGTATTCAAGACAAGCACCTGCAATCACAGAGGTATAGGCGGCGCAATAGTTCGTGTCGGCACAAAGTCCTATAAGGTAGCCGCCTGCAAGGTGTTTCCACCTGTTGCTTTGCTTAATCCATTCGATAAGTTTCTTCATATTGTTGCTGTTATAAAGTGAATACACTCAAATCAAGACCGTCCTTTTCTGCCCAACCCTCATCAAGCACCTGCTGAACAAACTGCAACGAGGTCATATAGAACTCCTGCAACTCCTCAAAGGTGGTGAACGTGTAATATACAGGCTCTTCGTCTGTGCCGAACTTGAACTTCACAGGCAATGACTGTCCGGCTGTATCTCTCGCACAGTCGTATGCAGCCTTGTAGTTGAATTGGTTTTCTGTGGACAACCATATAGGCATATCTTTCCACACCAAACCGCACAATATCTTTTCCTCTACGTTGCGGTTGATTTGGGCGATGATAATCTCCTTTATCTCCTCCATCGTAGGCTTACGTGTGAAACGCTCCCTATAAGTCCAACCCGATACACCGTCAGTCCCGTAACCGTATATCAGTTCCCATTTGTTGCGACCGATTTTCATTAGGCGGTCGTGCCTCTCGGTGGCTCCGTATCTTTTTTCCATTGCGATGCACTAATTAGTTTCTACAAAAATACTTGCTCCGCCTTTTTTCAGTTGTTTATCTTGTTACGCTTATGTGAAACTGTACTTTACCTTGTTGCCGTCAAATCGCTCACTTGTGATTTTGGTCTCAAATGGGAAACCGTCCTCAATGTCGCTTATCTGGTCAAGGATATTCTTCATTTCCTCCGAGGCGGTAAAGAATTTGCCCCATTGCTCAGTCTGTTTGTCTTTGAACGAAACGAGATAACGACCCTCTCCGTGAGGTGTTTTCATATCCGTCTGATAGTCGTGTACCTCAATGGGTATGTTCTGAATGGCTGCAAGTCTTACAGTGTTACCCGGAAATCTTTTCTTTCCGTCTTTCGGGGTGTAGGTTACACCCAATTCTCCAAACTTTTTCATTTTCTTTCCTGTTAGTTTATAATACAAATGTTTGCAATCTGCGTGGCACGCCATTCCCTTGAATGAGCCGACAATGGATTGCCTGCGCTTTCTCGATTTCACCTTGGCCAAGTGTCGGGCTGCTTTCTGTTTCGTTCGCTTTCGTATCAGCGAATGGGTGCGATAGTCCACATAGCCGAGGTAATCAAGTCCGCATTCTTCAAGCGGTCTTACTGCCTCGTTGGGTTTTACCTTCAGCCCGATAGCCTCAACGTGGGCAACAAGAATGTTCCTCAACCGCCACAACTCCTTTTTACTGCTTGCCAACATCACAATGTCATCGCAATAGCGGTAATACAGGTAGCGCACCTCAAAAGAGCCGTCTTTCTGCTCCAACTCGTATGATGCAACCTTCGATGTCATAAGGTGGTCTAATTTCGACAGGAACAGGTTGGCGAAACATTGAGAGGAACGTAGTCCCTTTGAAATGCCCTCGGGGAGCAACTCAATAAAGTTGTCAAGTATTGGAAGCAATACAGGGTCGCTGATGTATTCCCTTATCAATGCTTTCATTCTCCATTGCTCGATGCTGTCATAGTAATGGTGTATGTCGCACTGATAGTAGTGTACCGTCAGTTCCGGCACACTCTTTACATCGGTCTCTACAATGTGATGTAGCCAATGCATACCACGTCCGGGAATACTCGCCGCCGTGTTCTTGATGAGCGTAGGGTAAGTGTATTTCTCAACAATCACCATAATGGCGTGGCAACCAACACGTCCATACACTCGTGGGGCTTGCACTCGCCTTATTTTCGGACCATCCTTGACCTCCATTTCGTTGAACTCGGTAATACGGAATGTTCCGTCTGCCAAGTCTTTCAGCAGCTTGCTACACATCTTCTCTCGTTGAGGGTAGTATTTTTCTCGCTGCTCCTTGCATTCGAGGTGGCTGACAACGTAGTCAAAGGCTTCCTCTACATTCTCCCTCGTGGCAATCTCGCTCATCAGATTGTTCAGAGGGAATATTGTCTTTTCCATATTGTTCTATGCCTTCAAGGCACTCAGTTATGTTCCGGCTTTCTTCCTTTCGGAGAGGGTTGCCGAGGCTCGTGTCTCTCGCTCCCTGCGGTGGCTACACGTAGCCGTGCAGTTGGAACGATTATATATAAGCGTGGCGAACAACACCCACGTTTATTTGCTTTGATTGTGAGCCGAGAGCCGTTGTTCGTGTTCGAGTTCGAAGATGCGTTATTCGCGTTCGCATAAACGAGACCGTAGTTCGCATTCGCATTGTTACCGCCACGACCAACCACACGGCTATGGAGACACTCTACCTTTTTTGCAGTCCTGCGACTGCCGTTAAACTTTCATTTCTTTTCTCGACGCCTTTTGCCGGGCGGTAACAGGGAGAGTGAGCAGACCCCTTACAGGGTCTCTCACTCTGACGTGTTTCGTTCTTTTCGCTTCCATCGCTTTACTCAATTTCGATTTTTCCGATGAAGGCGAGCCGAGAGCCGTAGTTCGTGACCGAGCCCGAAGACGCGCTATACGCGTGCGCACAAACGAGACCGCAGTACGCATTCGCACCGTAACCGCCACGACCAACCACACGGGCTTTCTCACCCGAATAGTAGTAACTGTCGGTGTACCACTGATTATAGGCTGAATTGTCAGTAGTCATTCTCGATGCGATGTAATCACAGTAACGACCGAAGCGAACACGACCAATAGTATAGTGCGTTGTGGTGGCTGCACAAGCCTGTACGGTACGTTCTGTGTCGGTTACAGGGTCGTAGATATGCCAAACTCTATCAACCACATCGGCAGTAATGGCAACGCCTTTGTTCTTCAAGAACGACTTGAACGATACCACGTTCACCGCTACATTGTCAGTCCACTCATAGTTACAGCCTACGAAGTTCTGAATACCGAATATCAAGTTACCGATATTGCTACCCGAATACTTGCGTGTCTGATTGCCATAGGTATTCAGAGAGTTTGCACCTGTGGTATAACCTACGCCGCAACCGTAGCCTGCGTATGCTTGAATATCACGTGTTCCCACCAATGCCATTACAAGGTTGGCAATATCCTTGCTCATTTCGTAGTCAATAACTTGGTAGCCATTTCTACGGAACATAGCGAGGTTTTGGAAATCCTTGCACGTGAAGTTCTTTACGTTCGGAGCGGTTACATTGGTAACCTTTCCGTTGTCGTCATACGTCCATTCGCTACTTGTCTGTGCTGTGCCTGTACCAACTTTCGACTTGACACCGCTGATAGAGCGGAGACGCATCAGTCCGTCCACCGATGCACCATATACACCGATGAGGCGGTCGGGAGTATGTACCCAATCAGGCTCAATGGCTTCAATGGCATTGCTATCAACGGCAATAGTCTCAATGTCGTCCAATCCTGTCTGCGAAGAGAACACAAAGCGTTTAGCACCCTGCGGAACATCACAGAAGATGTATTCGCCCGGTGTGAAGTCAAACAGAGAATGTGTAACGTACATATTGAACAACGATACCACATTGTCGTTTTCGTCCACGAAAGCACCACCTACTGCACTCGAATTGACACCGGGGAAGCGTACCTGCTTCATACCCTCAACGTCTATCGAATAGGTGTTGTGGTTGGCATTCTCGGTAATTACCAACGGACTGCCTACGCTGTTTCCCGAAACGAACACGGAGGAGAGTTCCTGCAACAGAATTTCGCTCAATTTCTTTCGGGTTACCTTGTTGGCGGTACTCATTGGCTCGCTTTCCTGCGATGAGGCGAAGAAATGCTTCTGCTGGTTTTTGTAGTCGTTCACGCCCTTGTACCAATAAGGCTGCAAACGCTTCATAATATCAAAGCCCTCGCCCGATGTATCGCTCAAGTCGAGTTCTGTTCCGTCTGCAAAATAGTTGTAGTCGGCATCGCTCAACTGACGGCATTTCATCGCACCTGCACTTGCATCATAGATGGCTCGGTAGGCGTGGCTTGCCGCCTCGATACGTGCGAAATGTCCGCTCTTCTGATAGGTATTGCCAAACAGATAACCTGTCTTGTTATCCATATTGGTGATGTTGTAGGTATCTTCTTCCTCATCGTTGAAGATAACCTGCGAGAATTGGGCGTTATAGATGCTCAACTCCTTAAAGTAGTCCTGCAAAGCTGCTACCTCGCTGTCATCAATAAGTTCGGTCAATATCCAACGTCCTGTAATACCGCTACACTGTCCGCTCTCATCGTAGGCATTGCCGTTTGCATCAAGACCGATACAACCGCTATCCTTAATGCTGCGGAGCATATCAACGCTTGCCGACACATTCACATTGGGAATACGCACGGTTTTCAATGCGCTTGCCTCTGTAATCTGCTCCAACAAGGTCATTGTATTGATATGGGCGCAGTTGTTCACAAAGACTTTCACCACCTTGTTGATACCTGCAATGGTCAATCCACCGGGGTATGTCAAGTTTGGCAGATTGTTCAGTACAATCTCGGTCATAGTGTCGGGCAGTGTCAGTTCCTTGATAGGCGATGTTTCGGCAAGGGTAATGGTAGAAAGCGATGTGTTTTCCGCATATACCGATACCAAGCGAGGACACTTCGATGCGTTCATCGTCTGCACCTCTGTATTGCGCACATCAAGCACACGCAAGAATGGCATATCGCCCAAATCAAGATTGGTCATATAGCCTGTGTTACCGGGCGACATAGTCCAATCGGCGTGTGTCTCGCTACCTAAATACAACTCTTGCAAGAGAGCCATTTTCGACAAGGTGTTACCGAACTGTGGGTCGATACTCACTTCGCTCAAATCAAGCATACTCATACGGTCTGCCTGGTATATGTAGAGCATAATGTTTTCGCCGTGTTGGAAGTTGCTGAACACGCCCTCTTCGCCTGCCTGCAAGTAGATACCCTCGGTAATGTTACCGCTATCGTTACCGATACCGAAATAACCTGTCTTGGCTGCTTTGAAGCGGATTACTGCACCGTCCTTTGCACCGATACGACCACCGATATAACCGCTTTCAGCCTTGAAGTCGCCGCAACGGTAGTAACCGTCTCTGATACGCCAACGCTGTTCGATGAACGCAGGAAGCGATGTCAAGCCAAGACCTTGCAGAGCATAGAAATAGATGTCGCTATAACCTGTGTACTTGATGTACTTACGCTCTCCGTCAAAACTTGAAACAACCTTTGGCCACTTCTTCAGACGCTCATCAACAAAGTAGTGCAAAGCACCCTTTGGCGAGAATGGTCCTGCACCAATGCCGAGTGTGTCCGGCAATGAACGCATAGTGTCGGCGATTGCCAACAGGGTAATGGTGTTGCCGTTTTGGTCAACGTCCATTGTCTGCTGTCCTCTGATGTTGTTCCAAAGCACAGAGCCACGTCCTGCGTATGCGCTGCTTGTCAAGTCCCCGGGGTCAACTTCGGGGTCAATGGTCTGTCCACCGTCATTGTCCTTTCCGTTACAGGTATCGCAGTCGTACACCTTGTTACAGTACATACGGCGTGCGTTCATACCGTTCGCACCGCTATACACACCGTCTTTTACGCTACAACCGTCCTCCAAGAACCACATAGGCTGCATATTCTTCGCCTGTTGGTCAACGGCGGCAAGGTAGTCAGTAAAGAGGTAGTATGCTACAAGAGAGTACGGATTGGCAAATTTCCACATCTGCGTTTTCCAAATGTTCTGCCAAGTGTCGGCAAGTTCAGCCTTTGAATAGTCGCAACTATTACAGAACACCAACATCTGATACAGGTCGTATGGAACTTTGCGACCCATTGCCAAGTCCTCTTGCAGTTGGTCATCGTCAATCATACACTCGAAATATCGAGTCCACATCGGGTATGTAGGCTGTCCGAGTTTCAATTTGGTAACCCAAGATGCTTCGGCGGTGGTAGGCTCCATCATATCGGCAATGCTGCCAACGCCTTGCCACCAATTCAAGCCGTCATAACTCAACAACTCGTAACCGCTCACAGGGTTAAGTACCTTACCTGTAATCTGCCACTTGCCGTTTACCTGCTTCATTTCGCCTTTCTGTGCCGTCCACGCTCCACTCTCGTATGCCATAAAGCGATAGTTCTCGCCACAGTAGAGCGACAACAGGTAGAGTTGGCTCTTGTCGGTGGTGTTGTCATTCTTGAAGCGCATTTCAATTTCGTCAAGGCTTTCGCCCTCCTTACCGAAATACTCAATGAAATCACCGTAGTTTACACAGCCCAAGTTGTAGCCCGGAGTATCGAGGAAGCCGAGTGCAACCTGTTCGTTCTTATCCTCTTTCCAATTGCCCTTTGCGTGAAACCAAGCATCTGTGAGGCTCTCCATTGTCGAACGGAATGCCGCAATCGGGTGGTTGGCTGTGGAGTGGTTCATCTGCAAGCCTGTCAGTTTGACATCGCCTTTCGTCCAAGTGCCGTCAAAGGCTCGCTGTGCAGGGGTCAGATAGTTGCTGCCGAGCGCACGATAAGTAGCGTTCATCAAGTCGCAAACACCGCAGTCGTTAGCACCCGAGCTGTCCGAGTAGTCCACCTTTACAGTGATGATACTTACAGGGATTGAGTTCTCGCCCACACGAACATAGCCGAGTTTCATCAACTCGTATGAAATCAATGCGTCCTCGTTGGTGTAGTCCGGGTAGATAGGCGTTACCTCCCAACCGTCATTCTTACGCAAGTAGAAGCGGTCATTCTTGATAGGACGTTTTGCCGAGGTTGTACCCTGTCTGCGCCACTGAACATTTACAGCCTTGAAGCTGCGCCAAGGCATTGTCGGGTGGTAGTAGTACAGCGTACAACTGAACTTCTTGCTTGTATCAATATCGCCGTCAAAGGTGTCAAAGGTCTGTTGTTCCTGTACCACAACATAGTACGGGATACCTTTCTCTTTGAGTTTTTCGAGTGTCGGGCGGTTTTGCGTGTCAAGCACATCTTCTGCCTCATACTCCGCAATCATAGCGGTAGTGTCGGTAAGTTTGCACAGGTAGTTCTGAAATGCCTGCGCCCACTCATAATGGCTATCGTAGGCAAGGAAATAGTATAGGTACAAATCGCCCTCTGTGCCATTGAATGTGATTGTCTTGCTATTGAGGATAGCACCGCTGTTGCTGATGTAACCGATACAGCCGACCTCTTCACCGTCCAAGTACAGTTTGATACAGGAGTAGTTGCTGCCACCACGTGTTACATAGATGGTGGATGGCTCAACGACTACCGCCATTGTGTGTTTCTCGGCACACTTGAACGAACGCTCTACCAATGTCGGTTGTCCTGTCTTGCAGTAGATAGCAGCCTTATTGCCGCACACATAGAAACCTGCTCCGCTATCTGGGTCGTAGCACTCGATGAGTTTCGCATTTGCATCCTTGATGTTCTTGGTAGCAAAGGCAAACTGAATGGCATTACCTGTCGTACGCTCTGTGGCTGAATTGCCGTATGGGTTATAGCCGATAATCTCTGCCGTTACATTCTCTGCGGTGCGCAAACAACGCTCACCGAGGTAATCCACAAAGCCGTTACTTGAATAGTTAGAGCCTTTTACAACCATTTCCACGCCATTGTTCTTAATGGTGTGGTCGCTCTCGCTGTTGCTACGGCTTGCAAAGTCGAAACCGAACAAAGCACCGTCCTTGATGATAGCACCGATAGCACTGCCCTGTACGGTTACTTTGATATCATTGGTTGATACCGTGCCGCTCTCGGCGTGTACAATGATTTGCTGTGTGCCGTCTGTGCTGTAACCCTGTATCTGCTTGTTTACCTTGATAGTCTCGGCAATCATAGCCTCAACGGAGGTTACAAGTTCCTCGCCGTAGTACACGTCAATATGCGTTTCGGTCTTGCCCGAAGTATATGCCGCAACCTCCACGGTGAGGTTGTCGTACAGGCGCAACGAGCCGTTGTTGGTATCGTTGAAGCGGATAGCAACAATCGGTGTCGTGTTGTCGGCATCGACACACATAATGGCAGAGTAAATGGTGTTACCTCTTACTCCCGACTTGGTTTCTATGCCATAGATGCGTACAGGATATGCACCGTGCAAAAGTCTTTCGCCACCGCCGAACACATTGCTCGGATTGACAGAAATACTCTTGGTGTAACTGTCGCTTACGGTTGCTTCGCCCAACTTCTTCCACTCGCCATTGTAGAGCATTTCCACTACGGCAAGGATAGATGAAGAGTTGTTCGGGAACTTATAGAACTGTCCGATGCTCTTTGCTCCACCGCCTACGGTCAATGCTGTACTGCTTGTGTAATTGAGTGCCATAGGCTGCTCAACGGTAACATCAACCGCCACAATGGTAATGGCTTTCTTCTTGGTGTTTCCGTCTGCATCAGAAGCCTGCACAAAGAAACTCTTTGATGCGGCACTGCTGAAATACTCGGTAAAGTCAAGTTGGAACTTGAAGTCTGTTGCACTTGCCGAGCCGACTTCGTTCATACTCTCGCTGAACAATGTCAGTCCTGTGCTTGCGTCAATGATAGCAAGGCTACGGATAACGCCCAACACCTCGTTGCCGTCCGGGTAACTTACGCTACGCAAGGCAACATTCACAAGAATATCGGAGCCGTAGGCTACGGTAGGAGCGGCTTCCTCGAAATAGATAGACAGGGTGCTGTCCTCGCTCGACCCACCACCTCCTGTATTCTTCGGTATCTTGATTTGAACATCGGGAAGCTGCTGTCCGTTGAGGTTTACAGCCTTGTAATAGATGTACTCTTCATCGCTTTCCTCATCAAAACCGCCGATGGCTTTCTCCTGCATTTCGTATGCTCCGCCTGTCGAAAGGGCTTGTTTGCCACCTTTCTCGGGAACGTCTGCGGTCTCAACATTTCCACTACCGCCGCCACCGAAAGCAACCCACGGCTTTTCATCGGCAGGGTTGATGTCGGCAACCTCACGAGTGAACTGATAGGCAAGCCATACAGGTGCGCCGTTGAGGTCGGTGTCTGCTGTCTTGAATGTCAGTACAACACCACTCTTGAAGTAGGAAAGTCCGCTTTCTCTCTCCAAGTTCTGTACGGCTTGAATGGCGGTACTCAATGAATACTCGATGTTATCACAAAGGGCATTCACATTGATAGTGTTGCCAATACTCTCGCCGTTTGCTCCGAAGTCAGTCCAATTGCTTTCGGTAGCCCAATCTGCTGTATTAGTCCACTGTTTCGACTGCCAACCGTTTTCAGTAAGGAACGTCAATACAACGCCCGGTATCATAATGGTGTTGTCTGCTCCGTCCAAGTTGGCAATGCGGTCAAGGGCTACGGCAAATGTAATTTCTCTGCCTGTCAATCCAAGCAGTTGATTTACATTTACTACGCTTCGGGCGATGATGTGTTTTGTTGCGCCTGTTAGACTTTTACCGAGGTTACTGATGTCCCCTTGTGCGGTTTTCATTTCGTCCTGCAACTTCTTACCATCGCTGCCGGGGAAAGCCGTACTTGCGGTATAACCTAACGCAAGGTCAGAGCCTATGGCAACAAGGGTGCTGCCGCTCCAACGATAAGTGATATTTCTCGACTTATCAACATAAACTTTACCTGCCTCGGGGGTAACGCCGTTATAGGATTGAACTCCCCAAGTTTCACTATCTTCCCACACAGGATAATAGTAAATTTCCGTATCCAACTCGCCGTTTTCCGTTTCGACTTCAACGATACGAGCAATTACAAACACGTTATTATTCTTATGAAAAACAACTTTTGTTTGTTCGGAAACACTGCCAAGTTCGCTTTGTTGAACGACAATGTTCTCTACTGCTTCTGCAAACTCAATTACATCATCAACAAAGCCGGGTAAATAGGTGGCAGGGATTTTTGCATCTTCGCCAAGCGGAGCGATACCGTTTGCTTCTCCTAACGTATTTTTGAACTCGGTGAGTTCTGCGCCGACTGCATTTGCCTTTGTCTTGGCTTCGTTGGCGGTCGTCTGAACAGTGTTCACCTGTGTCTGAATAGCATTGATATTGTTGCCCTGTGAAGTAAGTTGCGTATCCTGCGCTTTGTTCTTATCTTCAATGTCTTTAATATCCTGCTGCATCAACGCCATATCGCTTTGCAACTCGGCAACAGCTTCGTTGTACTGCTCACTGTCAATGGTCGGGTTTCCTCCCTCTTCGCCTGTGGCAACCCATTCGCCACCATCACCCACATAAATGGGTCCGGGGAGAGTCTTTCCGACAATAGCCCACCAACCATCGTGAGGCAATGGGTAGGCTTCTTTCAATTTCTCTACTGACGTGAAGATACCTTTGTTCGCACCTTTGATGTTCTTGGCATCAAGCCAACCCTCCACCTTTACACTCCCTTTGAATTGGGAACTGCCTTGAACGGTTACTCTGCCACCAACAGCCACGTTGCGACCAACGGAAACATCACCGTCAATCTGTGTTGTCTTTATTGAACTCATATTAAGGATGATTTAGCCAATTCGTTCAACACGTTGCTTCGCTCCGTGTCGCCGAACGTGATTAACACTAATGCTGCTGTGGTGTAAACCACTGCATCGTAACATCGCTGACAAATCTCGATAGCACCGTATTCGTCCACTTTCGGATAGGGAAGATATACGGCACGGCTAACCATTGCCTCCTCGCTCTTGCAGGAGTAGAACTCCAACACACGTCCCTCTGGACGTATCGAAACGAAACAGACAGGGCGTTGCGCCGTGCCTCGTATGCCTTTGAAGCGTGAATGTTGCTTCTCATATTCGGGGTCGTCCGTGTTGGAACAGGTGAAAACAGGTCTCGCCCAATCGTCCATCTCGAACACTACAAAGCGCATAAAGTCCTCGGGTAAGAGTACCCAACCGCTTTCGTGTTCCATCCAATACACGGCATCGCCGAAATTATGACCTCCGTCAAGTAAGTGAGGGGGTGCTTCGCTGTGTATGCGCTTGACAGCCTCAACAATCTTCGACTTGATGATGTCATTGAGGGCAAGGGTGTCCACATCGCCGATTTCTGTCAGCGCATCACTCGACATATTTTGGTCAAGTGCTATGCGAACATCTTCCGCAATCTTATCAAGTGGATAGACTGTCATACCTCATTACTCTTTATGACAATCCAACGAACTCGATACCGTTAGCGGCTGCCTGCTCGACAATGGCTTTCTTACTGCGCAAAGTGGTACGGCTGATGCCGAATTTGTCTGCGAGGTAATCTTTGGCGGCGGCAAGGTCGCTGACTGTTACTTGCTTCAATGTGGCATCAGCATCAGCATCAGTATCAGTCTCGGTCTCTCCACCCTCGGTTGGGGCTTCGCCGTTCTGCTCGTTGTTCTCTCCGTTCTCGTTTGCATCTGCGTTCTCATTGTCGCCATTGTCGGTAACAGTTGTGTCTTCTGCCGGAGTAGGATTGTCGGCAGGCTTTTCCTCTGCTTTCTCCTCTTTCTTTGCAGGCGTTTCCACTACCTTTGCAGCATTTTTCTTGCTTTCGCCCTGTACGCTGTGGAGGCGGAACAACTTGCCAAAATTGTAATGGCACTCAATGGCGTTCATAATCTCCTCGTTGTCGGTCGTGAATGTGCTGCTGCCGTTTGACAGGGGTATGAACGAAATGTGCAAGTTCTTCTTGCTTGGAAGCACCACGTTGATGCTGACGTTGGTGTTCGCTTTGTAGGTCTTAATCATATACTTTGGAAAATTAAAAAAGGGACGGGACTACGCCCATCCCTCGGTTGCTGAATTAGTTGATAACTCTTGATTATGCTGCCGCAGCAGTAGGTGCTTTGGCAAGTTTCATACGTGCGTGTGCCTTTGCATAGCGCAAGTACAAGCAACTTACCTCCTGAATAACTACGGCATCTGTACGGCGAATACCTGCCTTCTGCAAGTCGAGTACGTTTCTTGCCCAAGAGATATGAGTTTTCTTTGACAAGTATTCGGGGTCCATTGCAAAACCGCAGTCGCTCATACCGTTCACATCGAACAACTCGTGATGAATGGTGAGTACCTCGCCGAAATCGGTATCCCAAGACTTGAACTTCAAGTTCCAAACCTCTACGGTGTCTTTCAGACGGAACTTCTCACTCTTAATCTTTGAGAAAGCAGAGAGCATATCACTACCGCAGAAAAGGATTTTACGCTTGTTACCGATACCTGTACCGACAAAGAGGTCTTTGGTAATATCCACGAGGTTTTCATCTGTGATAACAGCACACTTCTTGTCGCTGTCCCACTCGCCGACCTCAATGTCCTTACCTGCCATCCACCAAATACCGCCTGTAAACCAAGTGTTCATACCGTCCTTTGCAATGTGCTTGATGACGTTCTTAACACCGAACAGGTAGGTATTCTCCATAGCAAGACGCATATCATATACGCCGTCCTCCTCAATGTCAGAGAAATTCCAATTCACTTCCTTGGCTGCAATCTTGTCGAAGGTGGACTGCTCAACCTGTATCATAAAGTTTTGGCAGTACTGTGTCTCCGGCATAGGAATGTTGTTGAAACGTCCTGTCTGTACGTCCAACTCACCGCAAGCCTTACCCATACGCACAAGGGTAGTTCCCTGTGGAATTTCGGGTACAAGGATAGGCTGCTTGGTAGAGCTGTCCATCGTACCGTTTACTGCATAGACGGTAGGCAGATTGGTAGTGCTGTCCTTACCGCATACACACAATACAAGGTCGGGGATGAGGCTGTCTTCGGAAGTGTACGCCGTTCCATCGGGTTTAGTCTTGGCAGGCACACCTACTACGCGGATAGTATCGTCCAAAGTGAACATATTGAGGTCGTCCACAGGGAGCGATACACTTGCGCCTGCGGTCATAGCAGTAACCTTTGCGCTTGTGCTGCACTTGATTTCTCGTGTGCCTACGCTGTAATACTTGACCTCGAACGAGTTCGTGCTGCTCGACTTCGCATAACGGCTGATTTGGTCGATAGGGGTTGCCATCGGGCGTATCTTCACGATGCGTTTGTCCACATCGCTCAAATAAAAATTTGGGTCGCCCTCAGTTCTACCTACGGTCTCCGTTGCGATACCGTCCGTTCCGCCTGTGCCATCAGCACCGGCTACTGTCTTACCTGCATCGGGGAGTTCGGAGGCGTTAGCCATAAAGACACCGCCCGATGCGCCCGTCACAAATGCTAATGCTATTAGCAAGATGCGACACAGAAAACTTGTTGCTTTCTTCATTGCTGTAAAATTTTGAAAAGTGAATAAATAAATTGACTGTTACTTGTTTGGTCTGCGTTTCTCTCCGCCACGTTCCCAAATATTTTGAGTACCGTAGTTCTGGTCAATGGCTCCTAAATCGGGCATTTCTCGTGCTGCACCCTTGCCACCTCCGTTTTTGCTGCTGAGGTTGGCTGTGCCGTCACTCTTGCTACCCTTGCGCAACTTCTCTTCAATCTTGGTGTTGCGTCCTCGAACTTCGCCCTCACGGTCTGCCTGCTCTACATCGCTGTCGTGCTTAATGGCTTTGAGTGCCATAATCACGCTCTCACGAGTGAACTTGCCCATAATGCCGTCACGAACAATACCCATAAGGAAATCCATAGCATTGTCGATGTCCTCATCAGACAATCCCTCTTCCTGTTGCATTGCTTCGAGTGTGGTTAGGGTTTCATTGATGTTGGTTTGATACTCGCCCTCATACTGCTCCTCTTGGGCAATACGCTCCGCAAACTCCTTATTGGCGGCGGCAAGTGCCTCCTGCTTCTCGGGGTCTTCAAGTGCTGCCTTGAAATCATCACCGAATTTGCGCACCATTCCGATGATAGGGTCTTCACCCTTTCGCCAATCGGTAAGGAAAGCTGCACTGCGTGGATTGCTTGCGAATAGGTCTGAAAGGGCTTTTTCTCGCTCACGATAACCCGATAATTCATTGTCGTAACTGTCGTAATCGTCATTGATTTGACCGAATAACGCCTCATCATCGGCAAATTCCTTGTCGGGATACTTCGCTTTCAATCGTTCCGTGTATCGGTCTCGATTGCTTTTAACTTCCGTATTCTTAGACATATACTGTAAATATTTAGATGTTTTACTAAACTGTGAAGCAAAAATAGTCCGAAATAAACGCTTGTTATGTTTATCTTTTTACGCTCCAATGTGTAACTTTGGAACATAAATAAGTCGGCAATGAGTTAGAAAGATGAAGCATAAGGGTGCATTGATGGAGTACTCACAAGAGCGTTCAGACGACTTGATGAGGGCGTACGATGAATATCTTGCATCGTGCGACTATATCCGTATGCCCGATGTGTACAACAACATTGTCAATATGCCATCACGCCGTTTTTGGGTTAGCGACATTCGTGCTGCTCTTGTCATTTCTGCGATGATGAGGGGAGAGGCACGTTTGGATAAGATGTGTGCTTCCAAACGTGAGATGTACGAAGAAATCTACCGCCGTGTAGCCATAATGCGTGAGAAATATCCCGATAAGACTACTTCTGAACTCTGTGCAATGGTTGTCATTCAGCCTGCACCGAAATTCTATCTCACACCCGGCAGTGCCAAAATTATGGTTTGTAAAGCGAGGAAAGAATGGATAAGAAGAAAGCAGCAAAGGCTACGTCGCTTTTAATATCAATCCTCGTGTTCTGTCTCTCTTTGCAGGATATGGCGGATTGGTCTGCGGTCGGCATCTATACAGGGTGCGGACTCGGCTGTCGTATGCTTTATCCGTTCTATCACGCTAACCTGTTACACGCAACGCTGAATGCGTGGTGTCTGCTCTCTGTCATATTCATCTATGACATATCGCTATGGCGGTTTACCCTTGCATATATCATCGCAGTTGGAGTTCCGTCATTTTGTCTGTCCGACATTCCTACCGTTGGTTTGTCGGGCGTTGTGTTTGCACTCTTCGGCTCTATCTCGTTCGAGGTACAGCGTAAAGCATATTATCAGTTATGGATGCTTGCATACCTTGTGGCAGGCTTCTTTTTCCCGAATACCAATGCGTTGGTACACCTGTACTGCTATTTGGCAGGTGGGGCGGTGGCATTGTTGAACAAACCTGTAAAGATTGGCTGATATGAACATCGCAATACGCAATATCATCGAAGAGAACAACCGCCGTAATGCGGAGATATATGCACGTTTCGACCCGATTAGCGGCTTCGGCTCGGTCGGTGAGCGTGTTAAGGTGGTTATTGATGACTTCCCCATACGCACGCAATACCTGCCTGTCGAAATGATGAAAGTGCCGCTTGTACGGCAACTTGCGGAATGCGGCTCCATTAAAGCGTTCTTGCAGGAACTCGGAGCAAACGAAGAGGAGGACTACGAAAGCGACCGACTAAAAGTTATCAGTCAGTTTGTACGCATCAGAAACAGACACGACTTTCCCTTTTGGGCGGCTACATTTGTATATATCAAGAACAAAGGTGGTGGCGAAGATGTATTATTTCGCCTCACACGTCCTCAACGTAGGTTTATTGCACGTTTGGAAAAACGCCGCAAGGCAAACAAGCCTATTCGTATTGTTCTCTTGAAGGCTCGACAATGGGGCGGCTCAACCACATCGCAGTTGTATATGGCGTGGTTGCAACTCGTTCACAAGGTCGGTTTGAACTCGCTTATCATTGCACATCAAGGCGCAGGCTCTGACGAAATCAAGGATATGTTCGACCGTATGATTAAGAACTATCCTGTGGAAATGCTGCACAAGTTAGGCGAGGCATACAATGAGAATGAGCCTAAATTGGTCGGCGTTGGTAAGTCGGGCAGTATTCATCGTGTACCACAGCGTAACTGCAAAATCAAGATTGGTACAGCAGAACGCCCGGACTCTTGTCGTGGTGGTGATTATAACCTCGTGCATCTTTCCGAGGTCGGACTGTGGAAAGCAACAGAGGGAAAGAAGCCCGAAGATATTGTGCGCTCTGCTTGCTCGGGTGTATTGCTCCGTCCTTACACGATGATTGTATATGAGAGTACCGCCAATGGTACAGGCAACTTCTTCCAAAAGGAGTATGACGATGCCAAGAGCGGAAAATCACAGTTTGAAGCGATGTTCGTTTCGTGGTTTGACATTGAGCAGTATTCTTTGCCTCTTGATGATGTGGAGATATTCGCACAGATGCTCTATGCCAACCGTGAGAACGACAATGTTCCGTCAGTTCGTGAGGAGAGCGGAAAATATCTGTGGTGGTTATGGGAACAGGGCGCAACCCTCGAAGCAATAAATTGGTACATACAGGAGCGTGCAAAGTACACCGACCACGGACTGATGGCGGCAGAGTTCCCGTCAGATGATGTTGAGGCTTTCGTACATTCGGGAGCAAGAGTGTTCGACAAATACAAGGTTGAGAAGCTGCGCCCATCGTGTCGCCCACCTCGCTACATTGGTGAGGTGTATGCCGATGAAGATGAGGGCAAAAATGCTTTGAAAAACCTACGCTTCACCGAAGATAAACAGGGCTTGCTCCACATTTGGGAAATGCCCGAGATTGACGATAAAGAGATTGTAACAGACAGATATGTTACGATAGTCGATGTCGGAGGACGTTCCAACAAAGCCGACTTCTCTGTTATCCTCGTTCTCGACCGTCTGTTTATGGCAGAGGGTGGAAAACCTACGGTTGTGGCACAATGGTACGGACACATAGACATTGACTTGTTGGCGTGGAAAGCGGCACAGATAGCAGCGTTCTATGACAACTCCCTGCTTGTGATAGAGAGCAACACGCTCGAAACACACGACAAGGAGCGTGAGGTGGACGGCGACCAATCACAGTTTATCCTCAATCAGATTAAGGATATTTATCCCAACCTCTATGCACGCAAGCAGTCAGAGGAGGCAATACGTGAGGGCTTGCCAAAGAATTATGGCTTCCACACCAACATTGCAACAAAACCAATGATTATATCCACACTCGTAAAGGTCATTCGTGAGAACCTCTATACCGAACGTGATGCACGATGCCTGGACGAATACTTGTGCTATGAGAAGAAACCGAACGGAGCATTCGGAGCAATTACAGGAAAACACGATGACTTGCTGATGACACGTGCAATAGGTCTGCACATCTGTTTCTTTGAAATGGAATTGCCGAGATTTGTTCCTCGTGTGGGCAGGTTTATAACCAAGAAGAGAAAGGCGGTATCTGCCGCAACAATATAAGTTTAACTAAATAACAACAGAACAATGAACATTTTCAAGAAATTCAAAGCCTCTCTTCGTTTGCGTGAGGCAGTGAGAAAAGCAGACAAGGCACACAGTGAGAACGGACAGCGTTACTATGTAATGCCAACAAGTGGTACAAGCGGACAACTTGTCATTATGGATAGGAACAATTTCCGTAAACTCAAGCAGAAGCACTACATCAATTACAACACATTCGTAAGAGACCTTGAAGTGGAGTGTTTCTACTGCACACCATATCGCAATGGAGCAGGCGAATTGTCTGCCGAAGCAGTAGCATTGAAGAAGAAGCAATACTTCTCTTGGTTGGAAGCAATCGCTAAATCAAAGAAGAATGGGCAGGTACGGAAACATTGACGGTATAGCAACGCTAACCAACAACCCCAATGCCACAGATAATGCAAAGGGAACAATCGGCAAGAAAAATGGCATTTGGGCAATGGCAAAGAATATTGAGCCTGTCTGCCACGAAGACAAAGTTGTAACATTAGATGATGTCGTAGAATATCTTGAAGACATTTCTCACTCTACAAAGAAGTAAACAAAGAGGGCGTATAGAAAAACCAATCTATACGCCCTCTGTTTTATGCTGCCATTGCGCTGTGCAATCTTCCTACAGCTTGCATATTGGCTCCCTGCTGTGCTTTCGCCATCAGTTCGGGAGAAAGACCGTCAGGAACTTTGCCCTGCGCTAACTGCTCTTTCTGCGATTTGATGCTCTGCAACAATTCATCAGCAAATGGGAAGTCTCCGTGTTCAAGCAACTGCTCTACGCTGATTGCCTGCGATTGCCACAACTGCAACAGTATATCGTTGGCAAGATGTCTGTATGCAGGTGTCGTTGTGCTTTCTGTAATGCTCAAATCGAACTCCACGTCTCGTATCTTCTTCGGGTCGTACTCGATTTGTGCGCCGCTCTTGCCTGCAATGTTGAATACTCTCTTGCTGTCATAGAACTGCTGCATATTCTTGACATCCTTGTACGCTCCGTCCACAACAAAGCCGCTGAAGCACTCCAACAGGTCAAGCAATGTAGTGGTGGCGTTCTGTGTCTGCTGTTGGTAATGTGCAGCACTCTCGCCCGAAAATCCGGGCTTGCCTTGCAATGCACCTGTAACACCCGATATGTCCTCAAAGAACTTCAACTGCATATTCAGCAACTCGGCAATACCGATGTTTGTCGAATTGTTGGCAACCTGTTCCGGCACTTTGCCGCTCTTGCTCGGCTTATAGACAATGACACCGTTAAACTCGGTCCAACTCTCGGCAATATCGTCAATGCTGACACCATCCGGCAAACAATCCTCGGGCATCATCAGCACACCTTTCGCACTTGCACGCATTATCCAATCGTACAATGTAATCAGTCGGTTGGTGTATCGTTGTTGGTCGATAACGTCAGCCACAAACGAATGTATCTCACCGTCAATGAACGGATATGCCTTGAATACGTATGGGTGGCTGTCGTGTTCGTATGGCGTTTCACCCTCTTTCAAGATGTCTCCGAATGGGGACAGATAGTAGAAATACCAATAATCATCGACAAACCAAGTGGCTTTAATCAATGGCACTTCCTCCTCGGGCATACCGACAGCCTTTGCCATTCTTTTACGCTCCTCGTTCTCGGCTACAACACACCTTTGGTAGTCCTCAACGTCAATCTTGAAGATGTCGCCATTTTGGTAGTCGTGGCATCGCCAACGTGGTTTCTGTTCCTTGCGCCACACCTCGATAACCCTGCATCGTCCCGGCTCGCTCGTGAACAGAAAGTCGTAATTCTGCAAACGGCTATATCCGAAACGCTCTGCATACGAGGCAATGTATTCCTTTTTAGCAGCCCACTTGTAGATTTCACGGAGTTTGCGGTATTCCTCGGGTGATGTGGCGAACTGCTCACACAACTGCCCAAATGAAATGTCGTGTATCTCGCCAAGCACCGAAACGTCCCAACCTCTGAAATCACGCATATTGTTGTCGATAAAGAAATTGTTTGGCTGAACATAGTCCGTCCAACAGTCCTCCTTACCATTACGCCAACCGTATGACTTGCGGTGTACTATAAAACCGCTGATTAGAAACTCTTCCATTGTTCGGGCATACACCTCCGTCATTCTGTTAAGTTGCATATTGCATTGCAGAATGGTACTCATTGTTTCGCCCAACTTCTGTTCGTCTCGGTCTCGTGCGGTACAGGTCGGCTCTTTACTCTGACTGCGGTACACACCAAGCACACTTTTGACTAATCTGCGGATAAGGTTGTTTTTCAACGGCACATTGCCCTGACTCTTGATGTACTCTTCCTCGGTCATAGTCTTGCCGTCCACACAAATTTTATCGTCCCATTGGAAACCATAGGTGTAACGCTTGTTGCGTTCTCTGTCCTTTCGGAAATCCTCCATCTGGTTCCAATAGTGCTGCGCTTCCATCAGCACATCGAACGCCCTGCGGTCGCCGAACTGCCGGGAAGACATCGCTACGGTGTCTATCTCTTCCGTATCACGCTTGGGAGCGATACGGCTCATAGACAATAACCTTTTATTTCCTTTTTCTGTATGCATAATCGTTGAATATTATAGAATGCTTAGGATAGCCACAAAGGTACTACCCCAAGCATTCTTTTCAAGTATAACTATTTACGTTTGCGAGTTGTGTTCATTTCCTGTATCATCTCCTTTTTGAGTTCGTTCAACTCGGCTTCGATGTCCTTGCGCTCTTCATCATCGACTGCCTCCTGCATTTCATCGTAGAGGTCGTCAATGTCCTTGCGGTAGTCCTCAAAGATTTCGTAACGCTCGTATTCGGGCGAGTTGTAGAGGAAATCTATCTTCTCGGCATAGTCAAAGATGCCGTTGTCGGTATCTTCCTCATAGTGTCTCAATCGGGTTTTCAATCGGTCGTGTTCCTCTTTCAAACGGAAATACTCATTATTTACGGCACGGTACTCGGTACGTTCATCGCCTGCCTTGACAAGTCGGTTTACCAACAGTATGCTACGAGGGTCATACTCTCTGTCGCCGACAATCGTTTCAGCAGTCTTTGTCAGTTTGTCGATAGTACCGAACACTCCACCGAAATAACCGTTTAGCATATACTCAACTTTGGCAGGGTTGATGTCGATTGCTCCCTTTGTGTATGGGTCGCCACCTGTTGCCTCGTTCAGAGTTGCCGCCAAGTTCACGATGTGTTTATTGGTGCTGCTGTATGCTTTCGTCCATTCCGGCATATCCTTATTGAAAGGAGTGTCCTTATAGAGTGGCATACCCGTCCAACTCTTTTCTGCAACGTAGGCTTCCCACAATGGTTTGGCAGCACTCGGAACAAAAGCGTTCAATCCACCGCCACCCTCCAAGAAGTCAATAGGCAATATCTGTGTAGCCTGTCCCAAAACCGCCTCGGCAATCTCGCCACCTGTAAGGTGTTCCTTGCCACTGAATACAGAGGTCATAAGTTCACCCATTCCGTAGAACGCTCTGTACTCGATAGGCAGAGGAATGGAAATCCAACTGTCGCCTGCACGGAACAAAATGTTACTACGTCTCACATACTCGGGCAGGTTGTAGTATGCGTTCTTGTCGTCCTCATCATCATCGCCACCCAAATATGCCACGATAGCACCAAGCAGGAACATTGCCGCAACACCTGTAAAGGCTTTTGCCGGGTGTCGCTTCATCTGTCGCCCGAAGTTGGTAGTACCTTGAATGGCGGCATTCCAAAAGACGTAACCGCTACGACCAAGTCCCGATACCAATGCACTTGCGTTTCCTGCCTTTGTCTGTCCTACGCTGTCATAGAACTTCGCTCCGCTACCTTTCTTGTTGAAGTTTACACTTATCTCCTTTGCATCGTAAATGGCTCTGTCAATGCTTCTGCCCATTTCACGAGAGGTTACAAAAGCGGCAAATCGGGCACAGTTCTCAACAGCTCTGTTCAGTTCATCGAACTTCTCTGCAAGCAGGCTCCAAGCACGTGCAAGTTTCAGTTTGCCGTTTGCTCGTTTCAGTTCCTTGCGGATGTCGTTCTTATGCTGCTCGATGTCTCGGATATTGGCATAGCCTGTTTCGCCTCCGTTCATCATAAACTGATGGAACATTGCTTCGGTCCTGTTGCTCATATCAAGCGTTCCCTTGCGATATTTCGCCAATAAGCGTTTCATTGTAACAGGGTTTACCATTAGGTAGTTCCTGTGGAAACGCAGAGCGTAGTTCGGGCTTTCCTTTATCCACGCCATACTGTTGGTGTAGAGCATATCACGCATAAAGTTCGATACGATGAAGTCCGGGTTACGTGTGGTATAGAGCGCACTCAACTGACGGTTTATCTTTTCTCCTGCACGAAGAATAGCACCGATAGCACCCGACATATCATTGTCGGGGTTGGTCTGTCCGTTCAATGCCTGCGCCGCACGAGGGTTGCCGTTGATAGTGATTACATAATCTCTACCGCCACGCTTCACAACAACTTGGTGCTGTCTCATATCTCGGCTCTCTACAATGCGGTAAGGAATGCCGATAGCATCTTTACCTCTCTTGTATTGGTCGGGGTACTGCTGTGCCAATGACTCCATCTTTGTCTCAAAGTCCTGCATCTTCTGCTCAACCTCTTCGGGGGTGTCTGTACTCTCGATGTTGTCCGGGAATACAGGTTTCCATTCATCGGTTACTGCATCATATTCTACCCAGATGTCGCTAACGCTCACAAGGTCGCTCGGGTGGTTGAGGGCAAAGTTCAAGAAACGCTGTTTCACCAACTTGTTTCTGTTGCCCTGCATTATCGCACCCTCTGCCATAGATTGCAGGTTGGCAAATGGGTCATCGGCTTTTGACCTACGTCCCTCTGCTTTCTTGATAGGAGCATTGAAAGCACTATGTTTATGCGACAGGTAAGCGTATGCCTCTGCACTTGTCTTTTCGTCAAAGCCACGTAATGGGATATAGAACTCGTACATAGCCGAAACTTTATCGAATGTCTCTTTGCTCATCATTCCACAATCGTATGACTTTTGAAGAATAGCCTTGCTTACGGCATTGACTTTCTCCCAAAGGTCAGTTGTGTCGTGTGCCTGTTCGTAATCATCAACAATGCGCTGTGCTTCCGCTTCGGCATCGGCAACATCGTCCATACCTGTTAAGGCTGTTAAACCTGCATAGTCGGTTTGGTCTGCATCAGTAGCACCGTTATTGATAGCCTCATTACGCATATACGCATTACGTTCAAGTCCGTGTTTAGCCATCATATAATCGGTCAGTTCCTCACGCTCTGCCTCATTTCGGGAAAGTTTGGCAACCTCATCAAGCATTGGCTTGAACAATGTCTGTGCGAAAGCATCTGCTTCGGCTTTGTTCACACTCGACAGGCGGTTTTCGCCCAAATAAGCATTCTCGAAGCCGTCCACATCTTCAATGTTTGTTCCTTGGCCAAGGATAGCCTGCATTGCTTCTTTCAGTCCGAGCATACTATCCTGCAATGCCTCCTGTGATTGGAACATACCTGTCTTGACACGTCTTTCATAACGGTCTCGTGCCAATTCCCTTTCGTGTATTTTGGGGTCTCCATCACGATAGAGGTCATCATCGCTTTCGGCGGCGAAATTCGGGTTGAGGTTGGTATCTGAATAGTTACCAACACCCAACTCGTATTGTTTAGCCACATCAGCAGCTTCGCCCAATATGCTACGGTATCTGCCCGGCTCTGCAAGGTTTTCATAACTGCGCCACAAGATATAGCGAAGTTCGTTATCAGTCAGAGTAACTCCTCTGAAATCCTCAAAACCTATCTTGTGAAGCATATTCAAGAAGAAATCCTTAATCTGCCTCCACCAACTTGCATTGGTGTTCTCAAATTCGGTGTTCTCTGCAAGCATAGCAAGATATTCTTCCGTAGCCTTGTGGAAATCCCAGCCGTTCTTTGCAGCAAGGGCAACGATACGCTGACGGATAGCCTCATCTGCATTGTTGAATACATTGTCGAGGAATGTTTCAAAATGCTCTCCGAACAACTGACGTAATCCATAGTGGGCAACTGCCTCGTGGAGCAAAGTCTGTTCAACGTCAAAAGCAGTTGAATGGTTAGGGATAACAATAGTTATCTTGCCTGTACTCTTTGTGTAGAAACCCTTTGCACGCTGTTTCTTGCCCTCCAATGTACTTGCATCAGTTACGACCTCAACATTATCAAGATGCAGTTTCTTTGCAAGGCGTTCCACACGTTCTGCCATTCTCTGACGTTCACGCTGTGCAAACTCCCTGCGCTGCTTTCTCGTTCCTCTTGGCTTTGAAACAGGGTCGCTCTCCAAAGCCAACTCATCATCAGTATATGAGCCGACACCCTCACGATTTAAGGCATCATCACTATGGTGTTCCTCCTTGACTTTTACGCCCAATTTGGTAAGTTCCTTAACAACCTCTGTTATACGTTCCTCGGGAATATCCGCACGCAACTTTCCACGATAAGGGTAGAAGT